TGTTTGTAAAATATGGCATCAACATTCGCGCACAGAATGCGGCCCATATTCAATGTTTTATATTTGGGCAAGACTTAATCACACTCCTGCGGATTATTTTATTCATAATGTTGTTCCCGATCAGTTTATGTTTGAATTTCGCCAACACTTGTTTGCAAAACCAGATGATGATGTAAAACCGTTTGACTTTGAGAAATTTTCGCGCGATGTTAAAATAAAATGGGATACAGAACAAATTGGCGCGGAAAAAAAGAGTACAATGCCGTAAAAAACTATTCGCACGACTTCATTGTTGATGATTGAAATGTATTAATACTACTTGGTTATTTTTCACACAAATATACAATTGAAAATGTGGTATATCATTATTGCTATTGTACTTATCATTATATGTATCGCGAGCGTGGTTATGAAGTGTAAAAAACAAAATGAGAATTTAAGTTGCGATTGCTCGCGAACCGATATGAAACTTGCACTTAATGGCGGCGCAAATGCACAAAATTTGCCACCCTGCGAGGAAACTTATCACGGTGTTTTACCATACGGACATCCTAACGGGCCTAAAGCATGTCGTAGTACAACGTATAACCCTTTCTGGCCTGAATACGGAGCGGCGGGTGAATTTAAAAATCCAACAAATTATTCAGATATTCCAATTTCGCGCATGATCGGTGATCACGTCGCACCCGAATAAAAATATCATTGATTATATTTTGTTATTAATATATATTCAAATACTGAAATCGTGGAAATGCTAACTCAAACAAATATTGTGTATTTGGTACTTATCGTAATTATGATTGTACTTATTATGCACTGGAAGTGGTCTATCTGTTCTTGTGCAACAAAAGCAGTTGAAAGTTTAACAATGTTAAACCTGTCCAAATCTGGTAAAAATTCATCCGAAAATCGATCATGGAATGCATAAATTATTTTGCAAAATAATTGTTAAATATTTTTTATCAATTAAATATTTTTTAATCATTATTTTTCTTTCTAACATATAACGCGATTGGTAAAATTCGTTACGTTCAGCATGCCAGGTAAGAAATCTAAGAAGGGCGGGTGCCCGTATGCTTCTGACGTTAGTGGTGCGGCTCGTCGTCGTCGCGCCAAATCCGCGGAGAAAAAGAGCAAATCTCATTCCCGCAAAACTAAATCAAAGTCACGCTCCCGCAGCGGACGTTCTCGTTCGCGCAAGTCAAAGCATTAGAAAAATACACATTTTAATAAAACTCTTTTTTTTGAAATATAGGATTGCGGTATAATGACGCAAAATGAGCGAAATATTGCGCGATTTCCGCTAACCCTACTTAAACGTTTTGAGCAAGCAAAGTGGGATTCGCGATATGATTTTCTGTATTATCATCAAAATATTCCTCGCATTTATTTTGATGATGAAACAACTCGCGGGTTAATGATTTATCATGGAACCGGTATGGGTAAATCTCGCCTCGCCACATCACTCGCAATGGATAATCTTTTTCCACCAGATGATATGATTAATATTATTCGCAAGCGTCAAATAATTGTACTACTCGCGAAAACACTCGCAGATAATATGCGTTCCGCGATTCGCGAATATATACAAGCTCGCAAGGACGCAGCAGGTGATCGCGGATGCCTTGGCGCGTTTGGCGCGCTTTGCGCGATGACAGAAGAAGCGCGCGATGCTTGGATAGAACGCAACTTTGGATTTGTTACGCTTAATGCATCAAATATGTTTGATCAAGTTTCGCGAACTTCTGTTTCGGTTGTTAATGATGAAAATGATTTATTATTTGATGTTAAAGCCGCATCACTCATGGATATTAATCTTGATGGTAAAATTGTTATTATTGATGAAGCACATAATTTCTTTCGCGCGATTACAAATGGATCGCGCAATTCCGCAAATTTATATCACACAATCATGAAAGCGCGCAATATAAAACTTGTATTTTTAACCGGTACTCCAATTGCAAATCACCCGTTTGAACTTACAATGTGTTTTAACATGCTTGCCGGCGATACAATATTACCAATTCAGTTTGATGAATTTGACAGTATGTTTATTGATCATGCAACACATAGTATCAAAAATCGCGGAAAATTTCAAAATAGAATATTTGGACTCTTGACATTTGTTGATTTTAATTCAACTCCCGGAATTAGTGTGCAAAAAGAACGCCCAAAACAACACGTTGAGTTTCCGCTCGAATATCCCATGGAAATTGTTCATGTTCCAATGCAACCGGATCAGTTTGAAGCATATATCATTGCTCGCGAGCGCGAGCGCGATGAAGGAATACATAAAGCAGGTAGTGCAAAATTAAAAGTAGTTGTTCCAATGCGGCGTTTTTCATCACGCGAAACACCATCATTACAAAAACCGCATTCATCATTTTCATCAAGTTATCGCGTTCATAGTAGGCAGATAAGTAATTATTGTCCACCGGAACATATGCGTATTAAAATGCAAAATGGCGGTAGTGAAATTCCGCATGATATAGCGTATGCGCGACAAGTTATTGATGAAATTGGGACTATTACATCTGTTAAATTCTCTGCAATACTTGACCGTATTAATTATCATGAAAAACAATTAGGACTTATTTATTCGCAATTTGTCGGCGTTGGCGGGTTATTAGCATTAGCGCGTTTTCTTGACCAAAATGGCTATAGTGGTAAATACGCAATTATAACTGGGGAAATTAAACCCGAAGATAGAACAAATATTATTGATGCATTTTGCGCAAGTGAAAATATGCACGGAGCCAACTGTCAGCTTTTGCTTATAAGTTCTACTGGCGCAGAAGGAATTAATTTAAAAAATGTGCGACATGTTCATATTATGGAACCCTATTGGAATTATGGACGTATTAAACAAGTAAAAGCTCGCGCAATTAGAAATCAATCACACATTGATTTACCACCTAATGAGCAGAATGTCATTACTTACATCTACATTGCGGTTGCGCCGAAAGGAAGTATTTCGCAAGAAATAACCAGTGATGAAGAACTTTATAATAATGCACGCGAAACGCAATTACTTGTTGATTCATTTGAAAATGCGCTAAAAGAAATTTCAATTGAATGCTCTTTAAATCATTCATCAAAGGATCGGACTACGAATTGCAGAATTTGTGCACCAACAGATGTTCCACTTTTTACCGATGATATTGCGAGTGATATCGCAACTCCCGATCCGTGCAAACCTGCACTTGTGAAATCGGTTAGTGCTCGACCTATAACAGTTGGGGATGAAACATTTTATTATAAGGACGCGACCCCCGGAAGTATTGAGGAGGAAATTTATCAATACGAATTATTCATCAAAGATTTGCGAATTCAAGCCTATCGCAAATTACCATTAAATGATGCGAGATATCCCGCGATTATTGCCGCAATTAAAAATGCTGTTGCAAAAAAATGATAGGTGTTGCGTGGTGTGTAATTTACGTATGTATTGGCACAAGATCATTCGTTTTCTTTGATGATACTTCAGAAAAACGAATTGAAAATCCAATGCTATTTTTTGGAATTAACATTATAATGCTCTCATTTACTCCCATTACAAGTCCGGTTGAATCCCATACCAGTGTAAATTGCCCCCTACCGCCTACTATACTATATGATGATGTAACAAATCCAATATCATTTACCATTGCTGCGTCAAGTAACGATGGAGCATTTGGAGTTATAGATTTGAACAAAACCGGAACGGGATAAGTCGCCCATGGTGGCGCGAGAATACCAATATAATAATCATCAATAAATTGAAACGTTGTTGGAAATCCCTCATTAAGACGACGCACAAGTACTTGTGACGGCGGAAGATCGCAATTTTGAAATGTTCCTGTTGGTAATCGCTCTTGAAATCGCACGCATATTTCACTCTGAAACGAAACGGGTTGCGTTAGAATAAATGTTTGTTCTTTTGGCGCTAAATACATCATAATGTTATCGTCTTGTGCAACATTAAGTTCAAATGTAAATGCGGCGTCTGATTCTCTTGTCTGCGCAAGGTAAGTTTTTGGAACAGAACGTAATGTCATATACGCCGTTTTATTGCAAAATGTATCAAAAATTCTATTATTTGGGCGATAAATATGCGGAAACATGAATGGTAGAATTGTTATTTTAACAACATTTTCAGGCGGTGTCATATTTGTTAAATTCGCAAAATTAACGCGAATTTCGCCATTAATATCGCCATTAAATGTTGAAGTAATATTGAGGGAATCAAAATAGAGTCGCCTATCGATAATTGCGGAATGCGCAACAGGAAGTTGCAACTCTACATTATGTGATCGTTTTACCAGTACATATAAAAGTTTGATAATACGCAAAAGTTTTTCATCTTCTGATGAATCAGCCAATCCTATTACATTCATTGAAGGCGACTCACTAATTGAATTAGCGCTGCCATATGTAGCAATTGGATCAATGACTACGGAGTCTTCTTTAATTTCATTAAGAACTCCGCGAAAATACTCACTCATATCAACTGAAGGGATGCCGGCGGCATAATCGCGCAATATTTCTTCACGCTCGCGCGATAATGTATTCGCCGGTGATTGTGCGGCTGTCGCAACATGTTGTGTTGATTGTTTTGCTGCAACTGAGGATGTTGTTACGGCTCGCTGTTGCGACGGAACATTTTGTTTACGTCGCGGAAATATTCCCACCGATTCTCCCGGTAATATTGCTTGTTGATAATGTAACATTCGTGTATGTTTATATCTTCAAAAAAATAGTTAATAATATGAAGAATTATGAACATACAATTTCTTCATCTCGCGCAATAACACCACTATCATTAACTGGATATTCAATATTGTCCCACCAATCTCGCTGTTCGCATTGTTTTAATTCTTCTTCAAAAATGGGGCGCCAATAATTAGCGGTTCGCGAGTTTATTGCACTAAGAACGCGTTTGTCGCGCGATCGCGCGAATGCTAAACGTGCGTAATTTGCATCAAATGTCATTGTTGCTGGATCCGCTTCATTAATATTAACAATGCGAAAACTTGGATCATCAACTTCGACTGGTGTAACTTTTTGGATTAATGGGATTGATGGAATTATAACTTTTCCCTCGCTAATTTCACTTTTTTCACCTTTTTCACCTTTTTCACTTTTTTCGACACTTTCATTACCTTTGTTTTGTTTTTTAGTCTCTGTTGCAAGATTATTACTGGTACCAGAAACAAACAAACTCAATGCGAGTTTTTTTTGCGCTGACGCGCGAAAATAATAAAATGTCATAGTGATAATAATTATAACACATAAAGCAATCCACATTTTAGTTGCTTATATTTGTAAGCAATATTATGGCCGATCAAGATTTTTTAATCCAAGTTGAGAATTTATCTTTGTGAAATGCGAAAATAATGCATCCGCTTGATGCATCCCACTTGAAGAACGTTGCACTTGATTTCGATAATAATTAACGATTGAATTAAATTGATGAGCCAGTGTGGCACTACGTTTCTTATCTGGATTTCGCGCTTGTGACACATCAATAATAAAGTGTTCAAGAATTGTTGTTGGACTTCGCGTTTGAACAAAATCGGTGTAATAAGTATCAAAATTTGTTTTTAGCATATCTATACTATGTTCAATCATATCAAACGCTTTACCGCATCGTGATAGTTCAGGAATGCTACGCAAATCAACAATCGCGTTTCGCACAACACTAACTACTTGTTCAACGTTCATATCTGGTGTGGTGTATTCTTGATAAAGTTTGTAACCGTATGTAAATAATTTATGTAAAAATAATCCGATTAATTTGCGACCGCTTTCATTTGTTTGCTCGATATAAGCATTTTTTACATCAAAATTACCCAATATGACAAAACTAACACCTGGAATTGATGCGATAAATTTTTCATTTAATTTATCCACTTCACCTATATGCATTTTATACGGACTCAATTCATCACATATGCGAATAATCATTCTCACTTGTTGCGAATTAAAGAATGCGTCATATGCCGGTTGAAATGATTCGCACTGTTCAATAACTTCTACGGATGGTGTTGGCGGTGGTGTAAATTTATCATCGGCCGAAATCATTGTGTGTAAATCCAATCCAAATGGCGAATATACTGCTTTACCCGTGTATAATACAAAATCTTGCAAATCGCGCTGAATCGCGAAAAACGGACTACTTTCGGGTAGAATATCGGCAAATAATGCGGAATTACGAAATGTTTCCAATGTATTGGCATAATTTTTAATAACTTGCAACATTCTGCCGAATTTGGTAAATGCTAATGATTTATCAAAAAGACATGCATTTAATGACGAACTAATATCATGTGTGGCATCGCCATCGATAGCATTTGATAAAATCGTTTTACACGCAACCTTTTTTGATACAACTCGCCTCATTTTATGATATGTGTTTTGATAACGCTTTATATCGTTATTAAACTTTTATTTAGTATAAAGCAAAAAAAAGAATGTTTCGCAATGGTGTTATTTTGTGAGAATGTTATAGCGCGCGTAAAGACGCAATAAAATGTTTAATGCATCAAAGATGACAATACGCATATTCTGTGTTAATGATCTATCAAAAATAACGCGAGTTTCATCGTTAATATTTTTTTCGGCTGCGGAAATATTTTTTCCGCAGGCATCCGTAAGGAGGATAGTTATGTTGGTTTGTTTGAAAAATTCGTAATCATATTTGATAATTTTTTCAATCCACTTTTGCAAAACCGGACCAATCTTTTCAACAATTTGTTCATATGTATAAATTGTGTCGCATGCGATATTAAATTTGTCTTTTAGCTCACACACCTTTAACAAACACTCCCTATCAACGATGTTTTTTGCGAGATACATAAATAATTTTTTAATTTGCACATTGAAAAATCGCGCACATTTTTCGCGAGAATCCGCCATTTCCCAATTGCGTATGAGAACATCTGTATTCATTTTGCAACTGGGTTAAATAATTCGTTATATTTTTTCATCATTTGTTTAAATAACTTTATGATTGAGTTGTTTGTAATTCTTCCATCATATCATCAAATCTACTAAAGAATGCATCTTCGCCGGTCTTATACTTATTTGCAGCAACTGGAGCGCGTGGCGGAACTTGTACTGATGGCGTGAAATCGCCAACAACTGGCGCGGATACTGGGGGTACTGTATCACACTGCAATATTTGCGCATTACGTTTTTTCATTTCTTGTTTGTATATCGCCATTCTTTGCGCGATTTTTTCGCCGTTATCCTCATCTTCATCGGAAAAATCTGATGATTGCTGAAAAATGTTCTCTGGTGCCGGTGATGATTGTTGATCGGGTGGACCAACATTAATAAAATGAGCAAATCTGGGTAAGAATGCGCAAATTTTCGCTTTGCCAACTGTTATATTACCATCCTTGCTAATTAACGCGGGTGCCATTTGAATGTTGTATTTTTGTTGATAACCGCGAATTTCGGTCGCGTCTTTATCATTATCGCAAGACAATATCCTAATTGGATTCGCGTTAAAAACAACTTTATACTTTTGAATAATAACTAATATCTCGTCAACGGATTTAATATTGTTAATAATGAGAATGCCCGATACTGGTTTGCGTTCCATGATATTTATATTCAATTAAAAAATATTTAAACAAAAGACAACGTGATATTTTATGATTTAATAACAACGGGCAAGTGCTCAAACTGCTCGCCAAGAATTGTTAAATTTCCTAATATTGTTTGAATAGTTTGTGCAACAACTTTTTCAACTGGCTCAACAACTGTGCGGATTTTTATGACCAATTCGTTCGCAACATCTTCAACATTCCAAGTTGCGGATTCAATCTTGGGAAAAATCTCCAAACACGTGCGTGTGAATAAACACCCGATTGTGTGCGTTTCTCCCTGCATTCTTATTTCATAAGCATTTGTCATTAATTCGCCAGTTGCTATAGTTCCACCAATATCCATCTGCAATATTGAGGCTTTTGAAATTTTCCCGACTCGCTCACGCAATATTGTAATTACGCGAACAAGAAGAGCATTAATTTTATGTGTTCCGGTTAATTCTAGGTCAAGCATATTAACATAAGGATTGCATATACTTGCAGATTCCAAATATTTTGCATTATCGCTATACGGCAATATTGGATCAACGTAATCATCCTCTTTTTGTGGGCGTTCATCTAATGGAATACAAACTGCTTTGGAAACTGAGGAATATGCCGCATGTCCCATACTCCGTTCAACACGTGCGGTAAAATGTACAGTTCTGTGTGGATTGAGTGAGAATAAACTTATTGTATCAAAGAATGGTGGTGAATGCATTTTATTCGGTAAAATGAATTCTTTTGTTAGAATATCGCGAGGTAGTTCAGTATCATTTTTTGCATCAAGTGTAAATCGTGCGCCGACTGTAATGCCTGGATAATCCTGTACCAAAGGCATTAGCATTACTCGCGATGCAATTAATTCAACAATTAAAAATTCATCATCGGTTATCCACGTTTGTTTATCAAGGACCAACGCGAGGTTTTCTATTTCATCGCAAAGAATCCGGCGTATCGCGTTAGCATACGCATTATTAAGTCCATGAATTATAATGCGAGCATGTAATGGAAATATTCCTGTTTTTGGCAATAATTCTCGCGCATCTCTGCTTTTAATATGCGGTACAAGGATTGCGAAATCCAACGGCTCAACTATTATTTTACGATTTGTAGTTCGCGATGACGCCATTTATATTAAAAAATAAGATATTCAATTTAGATTTAATCATTGCGCTTTACTAATTTGCCTTTCGCGCGACGTTTGCGCGTTGCAGGCGCCAATTCTGTTTGTTGTCGCTCACAAAGTCCGCTCTCAAATACAAATCGTCCGTAATTTTCATATTGCCAATATGTTTTGCGACCAAACGCAACAATTGTTTCCAATTTGGCAAGTTCGCGTAACCAAATTTTCGCACCAATAAATGGCTCGCATGGTGTTATTTGCATATCTGCGCGCAATGTTGCAAGCTGTTCGCGATATTGCGCAAGTTGATGAGCATATTTCGCTCGACCATCAACAGTCAAATCGCGCTCGCGAAGATTTAAAATGTATTCATATGATGCATCACGTTCAACAATAGCACGAATTGATGGCTCATATTTTGCTTCCGGTGATTGTAAGGCCGACATGTTCATACGCACAAATTTATTATCCTGCAAATAATGTTCCGCTTCTTCAATCGTCATATTAGTTATATGTCGTTCATCGGGCGAGCTACGAGTTGTATCAATATAGCGAATTATATTTTCATAATACGCAATCCAAGCGTCAAAGAATTCTAATTGGCGTGTAATTCGGCGCGAATAAAATTCGCGCCGCAGTGGAAACCAATAGCGTAAAATATCTTCATAAGTTGCGAATGTATGAACACTATCATCTGGCATTACGAAATTAAGTTTATCACACATGCGATTACGCAAGTGAAGTGCGCGAATTAATGGATCGAGTATTGTTGGAGGACTTGTAGATCCGGGCGATTGTTGGTCAATATCAAGTGCGTGAAATGTTGGCGAGTCTACATCAAAAGTTATAGTTATATTAACGGTGTTTGGATCCTGAATATAATCATATTTTTTGATAAATGAATTTTCCGCCTTTGCGATTTTACAAAGTTCAGCCTCATATGGTTTGCTCCAAACTCCAAGAGGAAGTTCGGTTATTTTAATTTCATCTCGCGATATCCATTCGTATGTACCAATTGACCACGTATCAAATAATGTGTCCGATTTTTGCGAAATACTTTGAATAATATAACCATGCCACATGTACGCGTCGGGATTTGCGGCGCAATTATAAACAATTCGCTCATAATTATCATCCCAAATCGGCAAATTTGTTAATGGTTTTTCTTCCCCCAGCGGATAACAACACGGTCGCAATGGCGCAATTGACAATCTTCCGTTACTTCGGATAAGCCCACGCAACGCCGCAATAACATCAACAATTTCGCGCGCAAATACACAAATATTCCATCCATGTGATGGAACATCAACCGATTCAAGTATACATGTTGGAACAATTGGCATAAAGTATTGCGGTTCTCCTCGCTTTCCTTCATCGCAGCGAAATGCGAGTAACGGATAATCATCATCGTTATAGATTATAGAATTAAGAATTGTGTTGTATGATATTGTAATATATCGCGCAGGTGATGCATCCTGTCCGCCCTCTAAGCGTGTTCCAAAATTACCAAATGGTAATAACAATGGCAATTGATTGCCACCAGGTGCAATAAATGCGCGCCGCTTAATCGCATTTTGTAGCGATTCCTCACCATGATGATAATTTTCATCCGCGGAAATCTTACCTGCGATTTCTGCAACTTTTCTATCCTCGCGAGAATGTGCGAATATTTTGCGACATCCGTTGAGAATTTTGCGCGATACTTGATTCGCGCCATCAATAACGCAATTAAGTTTACGCTGTAAGTTATCCAATTGATATTGATGTGCTTCTTGCAGAAGATGATAACTCGCAGGCATTATATGATCGGATGGCAACCGCGTTTCAATTTCGTCATCTTTTTCAGGAGGCGGCTTAGAAAGTTGCTGGCGGCGCAAAGCTGGATCACGCCCCAAATAAATTTCAAATGTATCGCTCGCATTTTCGTCCATTTGATAAGTGATCATTTGAGTTGTCATATTATGCATGATTTGTTTCATTTCGTCAGATGAATGATTTCCCAATCCTTTATAGTATTTTGCGCGAAATTTTGTTGCAGTATCCTCAGTTGTAATCGCGCCGACTTCTTGTTCCCATTTGCGATATTCTTCATCGCTATAGAATTCTAAAACGTGAATTTGTCCGCGCGATGTTGTTGCGCGAGGATAAACGCGAATAATAGGTGTTGCAAGCCGCTGTACATAACCTGATGCAAGAAGATTTGGCCAATATAAATGAAATAGATTCAAGAGCAAACTAAAAATATTCCCAACTCCGTCTAAATCTTGATCAACACAACCAATTACACCACCATAACGCAAAGTTGCGCGCTGTTTTTGTGTTTCGTATGTATTAGTAAAATCAAGACCGAGTACTTGTACAAGGGTTGTTATAAATGCATTATCGATCATTTTCTTACTTCGCTGATGCTGCTGATTACCCTGGCCGTCAATAACTTGTATCGTTTCCTTGCGAACGTTCATAATTACTCCTCGCAACGACAGCACGCCGTAAAAATCAAAATCAAGAACTTGTGCAATACCCTTGCAAACTTGACTTTTAGCACTATCACCCTCGGCGAGAAATAAACGACATTCTGCGCTTTTTTTTGTTCCAGCCAAACGAGCTGGCGAATATTTATCAACTTGAATATGCGAATTATTCGCATCCTGCGTTCGCGTACGCTGCTTTGTTGAATTTAAACGCGTAATAATTTCGCATGCAAGCCAATCGCCTAATTTTGCGAGAAATTCTTCGGGCAAGTTTAATGAGCGCTTCAAATCCTTTGCGAGAAATTGTGCACGATCTTTAGATTGACTCGTCCAATGAACACCGGTTGCTCGCCATATTATAAGCGTTAGCATATTCGTTGTCATGTTGCGAACACCTGCAACATTACCAACTTCATCGCGCGAAGTATTAAGTTTCTTCGCTAAAATATCTTTGGCCCTTTCTTTGATTTGCGATATGACAAATTCTATATGATTACCATCTGGAACCATAATTCCATTGATGACTGACATACAAAATCGCTTGATATTTGGCACGATAATAATTGTCGCGTTTTTGGTTTCGGCGATTTCAATATGAGGTTGCTGTTTAATTGCGGTTTTGCGCTGGCGCGAACCAAGAATTGCATCAATGTATTGTTGCAATTCGTATGTTACGCGTTTTCCGCACCATCGTACAACAATGTTTGGTAGGAAATATTTTGCATAAAGAGTTGCCCAAATCATACGCGTAAAAATAACACGCTCAAAATCTGCAACATTTGTTTTGAAGTGTTCATAATTAAGTAAAAATGTTAGCATTGTACCTGACAATTTTGAACCGTGCGTATGTTCAAGTTTTGTTATGATCGGTAATTCACAATCACGCATACCGTTTGTCCAACGTTGTGTATAAACTTGTTGTGTTTTTGCATCAACTGTTTGGACGCAAAATTCGCGCGAATGAATATTTGTAATTTTAATTCCGATGCCATTTGTACCACCTAACGTTGAAGTTGATGTATCTTTGCGCATATTTGAACCTGTAAAAACAACACCGAATATGAATTGCGGAATATACATATTTGTTCCAGGTTGTTTTGCAATTGAGATACCATCGCCATTATTAGCAACAACAATTTGCCCAGTTTGTTTGTCAAATGATATATTAATTTCAGTCGTTAGTGATGATCGCTGCGCTTGATCAAGCGCATTAACAACTGGTTCATCAATACATTTGAAAAGTGCGGGACTTAGCTTAATTGTTTCCATAATCGCGCCGAGTACGTGAGGATGCGGATGTGTAAAAACAAGCATTGGGGTTTCTATTGGCTCAACCGAGCCAGCCCATAGGTCTTTAGTACGAATATGATCTTCAATAGAAAGTGATTCATACTCTTGCTCCATATTGTATATGCTAATTATTCGATGTTCAAATTTATGCGAAAAAAATAGACATCACATTCGTATGTAATCATCAAATGAATGTATATTTCATACGTTCATTTATATGAATACAATGTGGTAAAACCTCTCCCGTTAATTTACTTTTATCTTTGCGTATCATCATATTATTTATCATCCAATAAATTGTACGATTACCACGTGCAAATTCCGCCGGAAGTTGTAACCCAGTTCGCAAATCTCTCTCATCACGATGGCATTTACCATTTTTGTTCCAAGTATATGACTCCGACTCATTATCAACAAAGGCAGGTAGTGTTAAATTGGTTTTTGGGTCTTTATCATCGCGAGTATTAATTCCGTTGATATAATACACGTAGATTTTATACTTGACTGCGATGCTGGCAGGTAATCCGCCAACACGATGAAAACATTTGTTAATAATCCAATTAGTTGGAGTAACGTTGTCACGTGATAAGAATGACCATGCAATTTCAAAAATGAATGCATACGTTGCGTCTTTTTCGTGAAACAATGCTTTTGGAAATATATGGCGAATGCAATGTGCTGGAGTTAATAACATATACGGTATGCGCGAAAAGTCACGCAACTCTGCGAATTGAATAATAGATAATGTAAATGATAACGCCATTGCGATTATCAGTGTATGAAATTGTTTATATATTCAATTTTTATGCAAAAATGATGCGTTTATTGTGTCGCTTGCGTTTAGCGCTTTATTATTTTTTTCCAAATCATTCTGTTAGCATGCGCGTTATTGAAATATATGCAAAAAAATAGCATATTTATCAAACGTAACACATTAATTAACAACAACAGCGCCAGATTCCTCCAAGTTTGTTAAAACTGCATCAGGGTTTGATGGGGTTACAGGTTGTGAAGGCGGTTGTGATTGCGAATCTGGTTGTGGTTGTGATTGTACTGTATTGTTTCCCTGCATGTAAACATACAAGAAAAATATGACCACAATAACGAGTGCAATTTTTAGAGCATTATCTTTAGTCATAAATTTACTAATGCCTCCATTGGATGTTGAATCTACTTCAGTTTTTGATACAGATGTAGTTCTGCGTGTTCCAAAATCAGACTCCATTTGGCTCTATATTCTTGCAAAAAATAATTACATAATAGAAATTATTAACAATCGCAACATAGTCATTTAATGCTGACTTGCATAAATTAGTTTCGCGTCTAATTCGTCTGGAGTGGCCATTGATTCAGACCGGTCATTGAGTTGATCACCTAGGTATGCCCACGGATCATCGGTTGGTTCGCCCGCACTCATGCAAAGTTTATTAGGATCTGTTGCATAATCTTGGAGTACGGATCCACGCGGAATACTTTCTCCAGGCCCATCGCGAATTTGCGACACCATTGCTGAGGAACTTCCGGTAATACCTTCGGCCGATGCTCCGATCCAACCAAACATTGTTACCATGGAGAAAATAATTAGCGCGACAATAACTACAAAGGTAATAAGCCAGTGCGTGGTAATAAAACCTTCTATTTTTCGTCCAGCTGATTCAATAAAACCGTTCATCACTTGTCTGAAAGTCAATGTCAACAACGTGTATATGAAACGTGAAAAAGACTTGAAAAAAAATAAATATAGGAAATCATAAAATAACACTGATATAAAATGTCCGAGGATAATACATCTTTCATGATTTATAAAAATATTATTCGCCTATGTGAATATCGCGGAGGAATTATTAAAACAAAAATAAATGCTGACGAACATTTAAGGCAAATGGAAACGGATCATTATGTTATTATTCACGCTGAACGCGGCGTGAGTAATATTCGCGAATCCTCACATATTGCTGTTGCGCAGTTTCACAAAGAACCAACAATAGAAAAAAAACTTGATACGTTTAAACGTTTTCTTGATAAATTAATTCGCGCACAACCTGATGATATGATAGAATATAATATTATTTTGGTGACAAGTAGCACAATTAGTGGTAATATTCAAAATATTATTGATGCAACAAATATTTCGCACGTTGCGAAAAAAGGAAAAATATTTGTTGAGCACGTGCTTGCGTCAAAACTTTCTATTATTGTTCCCGAGCATGTCGCCGTTCCAAAACATGAAATAGTTCCGAGTAATGAAGCCGAAAAAATATTTAGTGAATTACATATTTCACGCGCGAACATACCAAAATTAATTACGAGTGGAAGTAACGCGGATCCAGTCGCAATATGGCTTGGATTCCGCGCAGGTATGCTTATTAAGATTCGGCGTCCGGCTGAGACGTCGGGATACATGGTATTTTATCGTCTATGTGTGTAATGCTATCATTTTTGATACATAACTTTTCAAGCATATCAATTCCACTTTGCAATTCTTTATCAATATTTTTTTTGCAAATTATTTTCGCATGTACGGAGCGAATCGCATCAGCTGGGTTGCAGTCAGTATATAACACTGTATGAACTGCTTCAGCAATGCAAGTTGCATTATTCGTTATCGTTGGGGAAAAGAACGCATCATCACGATTAACGCGAGCTGAATGAATACCAAACATTCCCCATGACATGTAAGCGTATAATGGTTTATCTTGCCACGTTTCGGGTAAGTCTTCAACAGTCGCGTTAGGTAATCCATCTTGCCCAAAATAATAAGGTATATACGCGTCATTACAATGCAAATGACTTAGTACATCAATTACCGCTGTATCATCATAGTTGCGCGTTAATGGGATTGCGTTTTCGCGATTTCCGCAACCATTTGTGTGATAGAAACCAATAACTCCTCTATCGAGTAATGGCGCGGATCTATATGCTTCAACTTTTTGAAAAACAACGCCTGACGGCTTACCACTATTGAGATGAACGCGCCGATAAATCGCTTCAACAAAATAAGCATATTTCGCAAACGGCATTGCGCGCAAACCTGATTGAAGTTGTGCGTGATAATGTGCTGGAATTTCGGATGAATTGGGTACGAGCATGTGCGGTGCGGTAAGAATGTCATTATTTTGTGCGTCAAAATTTGGTAATGGTCGCATAAATGGATTTTTCATTTCAAGAATTCCGCAATCTCCATTCGCATCAATAAATGCTCCATCTGGTGAAAAGCGATAAGGTCCATCAAAATGACTTGCTGATCGCGCATCAATCTTTAAATTCATTTTTCGCGAGATGTATTCGCAAAGGAGTGGCTCAAAAAGAGTTCCCCAACCCATTGCATATTTTCCATCGGCGTCGAAATAACGCGGTTTTTCCCCAGCGACTATAGGACACGGTAATGGAGTATCTTCTTTAATATCGTGCTTATACACATAAGCCTTTTTAATTTTATTTAACGCAAGAGTAAATGGGTTGTGAATCAAGTTATCCATATCACTACCGCCAATAAAATCAATCATTTTGAACCATTCCGGCGTATACTGTTCGGGAAAGTGTTTGCAATATTCCACGAATTCCGTCAGTTTTGATGCGGGTGTAGATTCAGCCATTGTGCAGTTGTACGTCTTTATTTGATATATTCTAATTCAAAATTATATGGATGAATATGAATAAGGAGCGTACTATAACCAGATACTCAATTGGGATTGCATTATGCAAGCAAGATATTGATGGTATTATTCGCCTGCTTATGATAAGCAGGCGTATTACATATGCATTTCATGCATTTGTTTGCGGGCAGTACAATGATAGAAGCGATGTGAAAATTATTGAACTGTTCAATAAAATGACAATTGATGAAAAACTTGATATATTGAGTCTTAATTTTTCGCAACTATGGTATCGTTTGTGGATTGGCCAGTGTTGTTCAAGTATTTACACAAATGTACGCAATAAATTTAACGATAAAATGGTTGGAGATAATGGCGAGCGGTTGAAGGAGTTGATGCGTAAATCAACATCATCAACACAACGTATTTGGGAAATGCCAAAGGGTCACAAAAAATATTCTGGTGAATGTGATATGGATTGTGCGATTCGCGAATTTTATGAAGAAACCGGTATTCCGCGTTCAGCATATAAAATAACTAATGGAACTTATGTTATGTCATTCACTGAAGAGGGTATAACTTATCATATAACATATTTCATCGCTTTGGCCAATCATGATATAATCTTTCGCCTCGGCGCGAGCGCGCTTGCGCAAGTTAGTGAAGTATGTAATATTAGCTGGGTTAGCGCTATGGAAATGGATGTTTATGCACCGCGTGATATTCCTGGCCATAAACGCATTGTAAGATACGTGCGAAAAATGATTAAAAATCGCGACGGACGTAAAAGTTCATAATTATTCCGCAAAGAATATCATGCATAAGTTGCTCATTATAATACATTAAATCCGATGATGTAATAAATTTTATATCATCATCAAGACAGGGTCGCGATGAAAGTTTGCGCGATTTTTTTGATGATTTTTCAAATGTATGAGTTTGTTTATCAGATGATGGTTGAGGGCGATAAATCCAACTTGAAGCTGCGAAATTTCGTATATCATTTGAACCAGGACACGTTAGCGGATTATGATAATAATTACACAATGCTTGTTTACAATTTGCTTGTGCATCGCAATCATGTATTTTTTGCGGCATTGTTTCTGAGATATAAACTGTCCCAATATTTCCTTGCAAAATAAACCCACAAATGCGAATTGCAAAACGTCTAATACGTGGTATATAATAAAGAACGCCATCACTATGAATTGCACTAATATCCGATATTTCAATACACCGAAGTGACATATTTTTTGAAACAGGAACATCAACTTCTCGCCCGATTCGCGGCTGATTAACAATATTTGTTGGAACTATTGCAGTAGCATCATCAAGTGTTTTTCGCGAGCGGTATTGATGTTTGCGGCGCATGCGCACAAGACACCAATTGTCGTCATTATCCTGAAATTGGCGCCATGTTTGCGAATTTTGTTGTTGTTGTTGTTGCGTGATACTTGTTGGTTTAATTTGGCGTGCGCGAATCGTGCGTTGTGCTGTTCTAAAAATATCAATTTGGTCGCGTAGTTTTGCGAGAAGTTGTGACATATGTTTTTCTACTTCTGGTAATTGTATAATCGCGGGTTCAAATGGGTCATAATCCGGCAAGTCATCAATAAAATTACTGAAATCACGTAGAAGATTCATTGTTAAGATATATAATATTATAATGGCAGCCTATAAAGAACAAGACGATGTGCAACTTGTTGAAGATATTCACCATAGAAAAGAATTTGTGCAATTATGGACTCCAGAAGAAGTTGATATTCATGCTCGAGAATCGCATGTAATGGCGCAAAGACATCAACAATTTGTGCAAAATTTTTGCGGACCAAATACACCGTATCGGCGCAGTCATTTAATGCATTCAACAGGAAGTGGAAAAACTCGCGCTGCGATTATGGCGGCTCAAGAATATGTGCGAATATTACGTTACATTCATCGCGGCGTAAATTGGCGCGATCCATCCATAATAACGCCATCAATATTTATTATTGGTTTTGGTGGCAAACAATCATTCATGCGCGATCTTATAAAATATCCAGAATTTGGCTATGCGAGTTCTATTGAATTTGAAACATACACACGCCTTTCACGCGAAGCGGTTGAAAGTGATGACGCCTATAAAAAATTCACAGAATTTTATGCATCACTCAAACGTAGAGCGACAAATAGGGCACGTGGTGGATTCTATAAAATGATTGGATATGAAGAATTCGCAAATAGATTATTTGGATCGGACGTTCCAAAGATAAATTTAATAATTCAAGAAGCGCATAGTAAGCATGTTCTTTGGACAACTATTCTTGATGATGCAATTTCGCGCGGGGAAATTAGGGTTGATACATCACTTCTCGCGCGTTTAGAAAACTCGATGATTATTGCAGATGAAATACATAATACTTATAATGCACAATCAATTAATAATCGCGGTGTTGCGATTCAATATGTATTGGATCACGCTCGAGGATGTCGGTTTCTTTCTCTCTCAGCAACACCTATTAATAGTTCACCAGTTGAAATTGCGGATTTTATTAATTATTTCGCGGAACCTGCAAAAAAAGTACGCCGAATAGATTTATTCAATGGACGCGAATTACTGCCTGATGCGATGGAAAAAATAAATAACCTGCTTCGCGGACATATTTCATTTTTATACGACTATAACCCGCGCTCTTTTCCGCGCCGTATCGATGTTGGTATTCCAATGCAAGTTATAATGGAACGCAATAACATATCGTCTATTGAAGAATTACCATATTTAAAATTTAAAGTTGTTGAAATATCGCCCCTATTTGTAAATACTATTAAAGCATATTATGCGAACAGCGCAATTACTGCAAATACGACTGTAAAAACAGACGAAATTAAAAATGGAGAATATGATTATGATGAAGATATTATAGGAATAGCGCAAAACGCGTATTCACTATTTGATATGGTGTTTCCAAATCCATCATCAGAAACTGTCGGACTTTATAATTCCGGATCATTATTTGGCACACTACATAGCGCAAATGAAAAATGGAAGCGTGAAACTGGTGTTGTTACAAAAATTGTTGGTGGTAATCATATAATTAGTGGTAGCTTTTTACATGTTCCGACTCTTGCCAAATATTCTGCCAAATATAACGAACTTGTTAAATCGCTAGTAAATACGGTCAAAAATGATGGACCGTCTAAAATGCTTATTTATCATGAGCGAGTACATGTCACTGGTGTGATGCTAATTCGCGAGATTTTACACGAAAATGGAATGATTGATGAAAACGAAGAACCGTCAGATTATACGCTTTGTGCGATATGTGCTGAAACGCGCATATCACATTCTGCTCCGGTTGAATCGTCAGATACCTCAGTCGGACACCGATTTCGGCCTCTTCGTTATACATGCCTTTATTCTGAAATTGATAAAAGCGTTATATCATCAATTTTTCAACGTTTTGATTCACCCGCCAATTTACACGGTGAATGGTGCTCAATTCTTATTGGATCTAAATTAATTCGCGAAAGTTATGATTTTCGCGCAATACAACACCTGTTTGTTATGTCGTTGCCAGTGAGTATTTCGCAACTAATTCAAGTTATCGGAAGATGCATTCGTCGCGCTAGTCACTTGCAATTGCCAGAAGATAAACGCAAAGTCAGTGTGCGAATTATAATTAACGCAAGTGGTGTTAAAGAAAAAATAGATAATGGTGTAAATACATACCTTATAGCAACGCCAAATGATTCTCCTGAAGTTCGCAGATATGCTTTGAAACTTCGTACTCATTTAACTGTGCAACAAATTGAGCGCGAAATGGCACGCAATGCAATTGACGCAGGTATTAATCGTAATGCCAATACGCGAGTCGCGCATAATGATTTAAGCTTATTGGCATTTGACGAAGCGATAAAATTCACACTTCCAGACGCGAGAAATCCGCTTATTGTTGATACATTTTACGCGTATGGTTACGGCCAGCAAGAAATACGTTTAGTTGTTGATATTATACGCAAACTATTTAAAATACAGAGTATTTGGTATGCGCGCGATCTAATTACCGCAATCATAAATCCGCCGTTTTATATGCCAATATATTCCGCGTTTATAGCACAATCTTCAATATTAATTGCAATATCATTTATGGTATCACATTCTTTATCTGGCGCGTATTTATCAAGTATGATCGATCGCACTATTATGATTGACGGTACGAATTATTTAATTGTCGTTGCATCAAATAAAAAGAAAAATGTTT